ATAGTTCAGCGTTCAGCGGCCTAAAATGTTCACCGGTTTGAACCCTATGGAATCAGTTCCACGGTGGCCTTCAGTTCGTCCAAAGTCTTGTGATTATAGACCCGGTTTCCCGTGTCCTTGGACACATGACCCATGAGCAAATCAATACATTTCCGGTTGGCCCCGGCGCTATCCAATTTGGTTTCAAAGGTGTGGCGGCATTCGTGCGGGGTATGGTTCAGCTTCAGGGCCTTCATAATATCCGCCCAAAATATCCGGTATTGGGTTTGGTTGCAAACTTTCCCGTTGTAGCTGATCAGCCGGAGGCCACCTTCGGCAAGCCGCCGTTCAATCAATGGCCTGATCTTTGGATGGATGGGAACAATGCGGTTCTTACCGGCTTTCGTTTTGGTGCCGCCCTTCATCGTGCCTTCCTTCAAGTCTATATCTTCAGGTTTCAGGTTCAAAAATTCAGAGATACGCCACCCGGAATATAGCAAGATCAAAACAGTATCAACCCAAGGATCAGACTGATGTTCCCACACCGTTTTGATTTCATCGTTGGTGAACGGAAGGCGGCTGGTGGGCGGTATTGGATCAGAAGTCAGAAGTTCGGAGAAGCACCGGTTTATTATATCCATTTCAAGGGCGAATCGGTCAAGGTGGCCCCACAAGTTCTTGATGGCCGCTTGGGTGCTATACCCTTTCCCACAACCATCAATGGTTTCTTGCATTTGGTAGGATCGCAGTTGTTTATAAGGCTTGTTCACATACGCTGAACAATGCTTGAACGCTGAACAGAGGGAAGAACGGTTGGATTCACCCAGCTTTGGAGCCTTCTTTTCTTTCCAGAGGTCAAAAAGCTGTTGGAGGGTGATCTTGGCCCGGTCAACATCCCAAGGATCACGGTTGTATTCGGCAAGCATGATGTTCCCGGCTTCACGGGTTTCAGCATAACCGATAATGTCATAGATCGGATGGCCTTTGTCATTCCAACCTATGGTTTTCTTCACAATGTATGGGCGGCGGCGTTGGCCTGATAGCTTTGCAACCGTTCCATACCCGTTTGGATTTCGCATTATATCACCTGAACTTTCAAAATTGGGTATGGCAAAGCTAAACCCCATGTGATATAATGTTCAAAGGCGTTTGAAACATTAACTTCAAAAGGGTTTGTTTCGCCTGACCGCTTCCGGTGTGCAAGACCGGGGGCGGTCATTTTTTTTGTATCTGTTCCGTATCTGTTCCATCAAAAAGCCTTGAACTGTGGAGGTTTTGAGGAACGGAACAGATGGTACAGATGCTATATTACTTCAAAGAATAGAGAAAAAAATATAAAAGAAAAAGAGTATATAGGGAACCGGCGTTTTATCTGTACCATCTGTTCCAAAACCTTGATTTACCTGTGTTTTTAGGCTTCAGGCGGTGGAACAGATGTGGACAGATCAAGTTTGTCAAGTTCACCTTTGACCTGTTCCAGAACTTCAGGATATTCAGAATCAGGGTTCATGGAATACTGATCTTCGTATTCTTTCAGGGTGTTCAGATACCGGTTCCAATGGGTGGCTTTAGCCTTTGCGGTTTTCAGTTCATCAATCTTGGCTTTCTGATCGGAATAGGAATCCAACAAAACCCGTTCTTTCTGACTATCAGCCGCCTTGAAGAAAGAAGCTGGAAGATCAGATGTGTAAGGGATGATCCCGGCCTTGGCTGCTTGATCCACCGTCAGGGCTATTTGCATACCATATTCATAGCGGGAAAAGAATGTTTCAAGGTTCTTCGTCTTTTCAAAGATGTTCAAACAATCTTGAACAATCCGCACATGGTTTTTGGCTTCTGCTACGGTGTAGGCCCCCGGCATGGATTTAATAGCCCGTTCCGGGTTTAGATTGGAATGAACCTGAACGGTGGGTTCTGTTTTGGGTGGGGCCTTCTGTTTTGGCTTTCTTTTTCGCAGAAGTAGGAACAGGAAGAACCCCATAATGACATCCATTATGATGAACACGGGGCGGAGTTCTGGCGCTTCTGTAAAAAACATGATTGTGTAGACGATAAACCCGAAACTGAAAAAGAAGATTCCAAAGCCTTTCAAGAACTTCTTCACCGAATCACCTTCTATCTAATATCGCTTTGGAAGGCTACGGCTTTTCCAAGAATTCTGATATGGTTCAGTTCTTCACCGGTATAAATCAAATCTTCATATTTAGAGTTTTCGGCCTTCAGAATCAGCAAGTTCTTTTCAGAATAATAGTTCACCCGCTTCAAAGTAGCTTCATCATCAATGATAACGGCGGCAATTTCACCATCATCAACCATATCCTGTTGCTGGATGAACACAATATCACCATCATAGATTCTGGCCCCAATCATGGAATCACCCCTTGCCCGTAAGCAAAAGTCAGCCTGAATACCGGCCCCAGCTTCCACATATAGTTCCTTTTCTTCGTTGGCAACAATGGGTTTGCCACAAGCAATATCCCCCAACAGCGGGAAACGCTTGGTTTCAATGGGAAAAAGATTATCAAAGAACTTCAGTTTTTCAGCGTCAAGTTTCTGATTTGGTTCATTCCATCCCATGATATAGGCCGGTGTAGTATCTAATGCGTCAGCAATAGCCTTGATTTTAGATTGAGTAAGGTTACGCTGATCAAGTTCAATCTTATTTATTGAAGAACGGGATTTGTACCCTAATCTTTTACCAAGTTCATCTTGGGATAAACCAAGTTCTTCCCGGCGATTGCGAATTCTGCTTCCTATTGTGGACAAGTGAATGACCCCCTTTCTGTTACTAATTATACGGCGCTGTTGGCGGCTTGTCAACATATTTTTAGCTTTTTCAAAAAAGATGTTGACATTCTTCCTACATCGTGGTAGTATGTGAGTGTAGACAAGATGCCTACCGATTTTGAAGAAAGGGGTGATTGCCGTATGACCAACACAGAGCTGTTGCGTGAGAAGATCGACCAGTCCGGTTATAAACTTCGGTTTATTGCCAAGAAGATTGGAATTACCTATCAGGGCCTTTTGAATAAGATCAATAACCGTAGTGAATTTCGGGCCAATGAGATTCAGGCTTTGTATGATCTTCTTGGCCTGACGGAAGAAGAACGAGTGGCGATTTTTTTTGCCTGTTAAGTAGGCAAAAAGTCTACAAATGGAGTAAGAACTATGAATGAAGTCAGTTTGAAACCGGTCATTGATGAACTTGAAACCTTGTTTTCAAAGTTCAACAAAGCCTTCTTTGAAGGGAAGCTGGAAAAGCCTGTGATCACCGTTTCCCCGGATCATACCCGTGGGGCCTATGGGTGGTGTACCGGTTGGAAGGCGTGGCAAGACGGCACCAAGGAAGGCGGCTATTACGAAATCAACCTGTGTGCCGAATACCTGAACCGCCCCTTTGAAGAAACCTGTGGAACCTTGCTTCATGAAATGGTTCACCTTCAGAACCTTCAGGACAATGTTCAAGATACTTCCCGTTCTGGTTCCTACCACAACCGGAAGTTCAAAGAAACCGCTGAAGCCCACGGCCTGACCGTGGAGAAAGGCGAAAAGTACGGGTGGCACAAAACCACCTTGAACCCGCAAGCTGAAGCCTTCGTGAAATCCCTTGGCAAATCCGGGTTCTGTCTGGTTCGGCCCCGTACCAATCCGCTGAAGGGTTCCCGGAAGGGGGGGGATCAAGTTCCCGCAAGTATGTTTGCCCCTGTTGCGGAACCATCATCCGGGCCACCAAGGAAGTTCATGTTCTCTGTGGAGAATGTGAAGTGGCCTTTGAAGAACAAGAGTGATAACCCAATAAAGCTGTTTGAAAGGAGTACGCACAATGACCACCTTTGCAGAGCGTTTGAAGAACGCTATGGAACAGGCCAACATGAGCCAATCCGCCCTGTCTGAACAGGCCGGGGCTTCCAAGGCCGCTATCAGCCAATATCTTTCCGGGAAGAACACCCCCGGCCCTGACCGTATCAAGGCCCTTGCCGATGCCACCGGCGTTTCCTTTGATTACCTGATGGGCTATGGAGCCGCCCCGGTTGCTGAACCGCCCATCAAGAAGATCAGCGTGAAGGAAGCCGCCCGGTGCATGGGTAAATCTGATCAGTTCGTCAGAATCGGCCTTCAGCGTGGCCTTCTTCCCTTCGGGAACGCTGTTCCCGGAACCGGTGCTTGCTGGAATTACTACATCAACCCCACCAAGTTCCGTGATTATGTGGGTGCTGATCAGTTCAATTCCTTCTTCGGCCTTACGGCCTGAAAGGGGAACCCCGATGGATAACACCCGTGATGAACTGTTGGATTTGATCAGGAACGCCACCAACATTGATATGATTTGCTTCTTCGCCATTATCTATGTGGTTGCGCCCGATTCCCCCCCCTACACGCCTATCGCCACCCGTGGCGAATTGAAGAAGGCAATTAAGCAGTTGCGGAGCGCCCAGCATAACCCGGATTGCCCCGCTGAAATGTTTGAAGGCTTTGAAACGGCGATTCAGTACATCCGCCGTGAATGGCTTCACCGATGAAAGGATGGTTTATATGCTTCAGATCGGAATGATCGTTAAAATCTTGCCCGATGCGGAATACAGCGGCAAGTTCACCGGCTACATCGGCAAGGTGAAGAATTACTTTTCGCAGAACAAGAAGGTTGGCGTGGAACTTTTTCAGCAGACGAATGACGCAAGTTCCAAGGGCCTGTTTTGGTTCTCTGAATCCAAGGTGGTTGCGGCGGGTAGTCTGCCTGATGTCATGATGGAATATATCAAGGCCGATCTTAACGCCACCTTTGGCGTTGCAAATCACATCCGCCGTTCCCGTCAGACCGGCCTTCCGCAGATCAAAAAGGTCATTTATAGCGGCCCCAAGACAATCATTCTGTGGGCCGACAACACCAAAACCATTGTTTCCTGTGGGGAAGCGGATTCCTATGACTACTATTCCGGTTTCTGTGCCGCTGTGGTCAAGAAACTGTTCGGTTCCACCACCCACGCCAAAAAGGTTTTGGGTGATTTCATTCAGATCAATGATTAACCTGTTCCAGCACCAACAACAGGCCCTTGATGAAACCGAGGGAAAAAACCGGGTGGCCTATTACCTTGACATGGGCCTTGGGAAAACCTTTGTTGGTTCCGAAAAAGCCCTGAAGTTGAACAGCCGTGTAAATCTTCTGGTGTGTCAATGTTCAAAGGTTCAAGACTGGATTGAACACATGACAGAAAATTACGCCATGAACCATTGTTGGATGATTTATGACATGACCAAGAAAAATGAATTTGATTGGTTCATGAAGGCCGCAATGGAAGTTGATAACCCGGATCGGATTTGTGGCGTGATCAACTACGAACTGACTTTCAGGCGGAATGTGCTGAAAACCCTGACCGGCTTCACGCTGATGTTGGATGAAAGTTCCCTGATCCAGAACGAGAACGCCAAACGGTCAAAGTTCATTCTTGGGCTGAAACCGGATAATGTGATCCTTTTGTCAGGCACCCCCACGGGCGGTAAGTATGAAAACCTGTGGAGCCAATGCCAACTGTTGGGGTGGAAGATTTCAAAAGAACTGTTCTGGAAGCAGTACATTCAAACGGAATGGGTTGAAACCGATGGATTTTGGCGGCAACAGATTACCGGCTATAAGAATGTTGACCGGCTGAAGATGAAGCTGGCCGAACATGGGGCCGTTTTCATGACTACCGAACAGGCCGGGATCAGCCTTCCAAAACGGAACTGGATCAAGGTCAAAACCCGCCCTTCACCCCTTTATTGGAAGTTCTGGAATGATCGCTATATTGCGATTGACAGCGCCAACCTTGGTGAATTTGAACTGGATGCGGATTTCTACGGTTCCAATGCCCATTGTGAACGGGAATTGATCGGTGATACCAGTTTGACCCGCCGCCTTTACGCCCGTCAGCTTTGCGGCCTATATAACCCGGCCCGTTATGAAGCCTTCCGGGATTTGGTGAACAGCACGGAAGATCGCTTGGTTGTGTTCTATAACTTCACGGAAGAAATGGAACGCCTGAAGGGGATTGCCAAGGGCCTGAACCGGCCTGTGTCTGTTCTTTCCGGTGAAGAAAAGAACTTGGATGCTTACCGCTACCAGCACAATAGCATTACCTTCATTCAGTATCAAGCCGGTGCAATGGGCGGCAATTTCCAGCTTGCCAACAAAATCATTTACTTCAGCCTTCCCCAAGGTTCGGAATTGTGGGAGCAATCCCAAAAGCGTATTCACCGCCTTGGGCAAGAACGGCCATGTTTCTATTACCTGATGATCTGTCCGGGAACGGTTGAAGAAGATATTCTTTCCACTTTGGAAATGAGAAAGGACTATACCGATGAACTATTCAGAAAGTATGAGCAAGCGGCAACAGCGCCGCAAAGCCCTTAACCAGCGGTTCAGGCGGATGTTCCTTGTGGCCCTTCTGATGGGCCTTGCAATGGGGTTTATATTTGGGCGCTGTTCTGCTGTCAACAGCAAAGCCCCGGATGCCCCCATTGAACCGGATCAGCTTACCGCCGTGACCCCGGATGTGACCTTGGAGCCGGTGGAACCCCCGCTGGTGGAAGAACCCGCCGAACCTGAACCGGTGCTGTTAGGCAATTTCAGAATTACCGCCTATTGTTCCTGTGAAAAGTGTTGCGGTGAATGGGCCAAGAACCGGCCCAACGGCATTGTGTATGGTGCCGCTGGTGTGGAACTGAAAGCCGGTGTTTCCTGTGCTTCCCCGCTTCCCTTGGGAACCGTGGTGGAAGTGGAAGGCTTGGGTGAATACATCGTTCAGGATCGCCCCGCCCAATGGGTGATTGACAAATACGGTGAAAACCAGATCGACATTTATTTTGACAACCATGAAGCCGCTTCCGCCTTCGGCCTGAAGCAGTTGAATGTTTATCTGAAAGGAGAACCCGAAAAATGATCAAATGTGAAAATGCTTGCCCCCGTGGAAAATTTGATGGGTGTTGCCACAAATGCCCGGATTTCCACACTTGTCCTGATTCCTGTCAGGAAAACCCGAACGCCTGTGGTTCGGCCACCTTCGATGAAGAAACGGCCCTTCAGGAGTTCAAGAACACCCAGCTTGCTACCTTGAACGCCATTGCTTCTCTGACCGCCCACAAGAAGGCCATTGAGGATCAGGAAAAGGAAATGAAGGTCAAGCTGTATGAAGCAATGGTGAAGTTCGGCGTGGATAAGTTTGAATCCGATGTTCTGAACCTTACCCTTGTGAAGCCCACCAATGCCACCAGCATTGATTCCGCCAAGCTGAAGAAGAAATACCCGGACATTGCTTCCGAGTGTTCCAAGACCACCGCCAAGGCCGGTTATGTGAAGATCACCCTGAAAGGGGATAAGTCATGAGTTGCCGGGGCTTTGAACCTGTTTGCACCAATAATGAACTTCGGGAGTATTTCAGCGCCAAGGGCCTGACCTATGACAGCATTGATGAAGGTGATATTTTGATCCTTTGCATGATGCTTCAGAAGGAATTGAAGAAATCCAATAAGGCTGGTGAAACTTCCGTCACCATGACTTTGAGCAAACGGGTTGACATGAAGAAGGCCACCAACGGCCACATTACCGAGTGTTACATCTACATGAACGCCCACTATTTCACCCGGCGTGAATGTATCAGCTTCAACCGGGATGGGTGGATTGGCTTTGCTGGATGGGCCGATGATGGCAACACTAACCCGTTGCGCCGTGCCTTCCTTGCATGGTGTGACTATTTGGCGGAAGGTGGTGGAGCCGATGGCAAGGGATGAAGTATGGGATGCCCTTAAAAATCATGCCAAACAGGTTCATTCAGAACGGGTTGCAAAGAACCCCGACCGGATCGCCTATGCCATTCAGCAGTTTGAAGCCCACGGCATTGAATACCAACTGAAGAATGAGCAAACCGGACATTTCCATTGTTGGAGGAAGTCTGATGATAAACTGTTCCAATTCTACGCTGGAACAGGAAAAATTCAGGGCTTCACCCAAGTCAGAGGTATTCACAGCCTGATTCAGATGTTGGAGGGGTGAGCCGTGGCCGGTGAAAAAAACTTTGAAAATCGCCTGAAGGAATGGCTGGAAGCTGAAGGGATATATCCCTTGGGTGAACCTGTTGACCACATGAGCGCCCCGCCTTGTGGCTTCTATGAAAAGCGTTGGGGTGGAAGCCGGTATGTGAAAAGCGGCCTTCCCGATATGCGGATCACCGTGAAGGGCATTGCCCTTGAAGTGGAGCTGAAGGCCACCGATGGAACCCCATCTGTGCTTCAGAAGCGTAATTTGGCCCAAATCAACGGTTCACAGGGGTTCGGGTTCATCCTTTACCCGGAAGGCTTTGAAGCCTTCAAGACTATTGTGAAAGGGGTGAAACAATGCGAGTTTCCCACAGCCGGGTTGAAGTCTTTGATAGATGCCCATACAAATACCGCTTGCGATATGTGGAAGGGATAGACACGATCCCGAACACGGATGCAGACAACGCCCTGATCCTTGGCACCGCCCTTCACACCGGCATTGAAGAAGGGGTTGAACAAGCCCTTGACTTCTACAAGAACAGCTTCCCGGTTCTGACGGATGATCACATTCATGAAATGATGAAGCTGGAAGCCATGATCCCCAAAGCAAAGGCCATGTTGCCACCGGGCGGAACCTTTGAATTGCCTATTGGGAACGCTGATTTCATCGGCTTCATGGATTATCTGGTTCCCGTGGGGAAGGGCCTGAAGCTGGATGGGCTGATCACCGGTGAAGATTTGGATGAATTTGAAGCGTTTGATTTGTACGATTTCAAGTATTCCAACAACGCCAAGAACTACGCCGTTTCCGGTCAGCTTCACGAATACAAGTATTGGTATGAACTGACCCATCCCAGCCACCGGATCAGAAATATGTATTTCCTGATTGTTCCCAAGCCCAAGATCAGGCAGAAAAGCACCGAAACCCTTTCCCAATTCCGTGACCGCTTGCAAGCGGCCTTGAAAGATGCTGAACCAACGCTGATGCCGGTTCAGTACAACCCCATGAAGATTGTGGACTTCCTGACCGATGTGAAGCACATGGTTGAAGCCACAGACTTTCTCAAGAACCCAAACCATTTTTGTGGATGGTGTGAGTATGAAGAATATTGTCAGAAAGGATGGGATTATATGTTACTTCCCAAGAATGAACGCCGTGATCTGAACGCCACCAAGAAGAAGGTTGTGTGGCTTTACGGCGCACCCTTCAGCGGCAAAACCTTCTTTGCCAATCAGTTCCCCGATCCCCTGATGTTGAACACGGATGGCAACATCAAGTTTGTGGATGCCCCCTATATCGCCATTCGTGACACCGTAACGGTGGAAGGCCGTATCACCAAGCGCAAGTTGGCCTATGAAGTGTTCATGGATGCCGTGGCCGAACTGGAAAAGAAACAGAACGATTTCCGAACCATCGTGGTTGACCTTCTGGAAGATGTTTATGAATCGTGCCGGGTTTACATCTGTGACCGTCAGGGCTGGAAGCATGAATCTGATGATTCCTTCCGTGCATGGGATATGGTCAGAAGTGAGTTCCTGAACACCCTGAAGCGGCTTGTGAATCTGGACTATGAAAACATCATCCTGATCAGCCATGAGGACAGAAGCCGTGACCTGACCCGTAAAGGGGGCGATAAGATCAGTTCCATCAAGCCGAACCTTCAGGATAAGGTGGCAAACAAGGTGGCCGGTATGGTTGATCTGGTGGCCCGTATCGTGGCGGACGATGATGAACGGGTGCTGTCTTTCAAGACTTCTGAAGTGATCTTCGGCGGTGGCCGTTTGACTGTCCGTGATAAGGAAATCCCGCTGACCTATGACGCTTTCTGTGAAGTCTACGAGGAAGCCAACCAGAAGGCCGCAGGAGCCGTGAAGCGTGGCGGCAATACCCCGGCTACCCCCGCACCTGAAACCACCGACACGCCCACCACAGCGCCCAGCAGAAGGGGCAGAAAGGCCAAGACTGAAACCCCGCCCTCGGCTGATAACTATGATCCGGCTGAAGATGCGGCAAAGGCGGCTTGTGGTGATCCTGATGGAACTTGGACACCGGGCGGCGGTGAAAAGGATGATTCTGTTCCTGTTGCTGAACCGGCCACCGGTGACACCCCGCCTTGGAACGATCTTCCCAAATGCCCGGACGGTGAACGCATTTTCAGACAGCACGATCAGAACCCGGAAATCCCCCTTTGTCCGTCCATTGACGCTGGCCACCGTTGCCACAAGGAAGGCGGCCCCGATGGTTGCCCCCTGTGGGATCGCCCCAAGGCACAGGCAGAGGAACCCGCACCCAAGACGGATGCTAACCCGCCCCGCCGTACCCGGAAGAAGCGTGAAGAATAATGGCTGATGTGCTGATGATTGCCGGGAAGCCTGAAACCATTTTCAAGGCCCGTGATTTTGAATATCTGGTTGAAAAGCACATGGGCTATGAAGCGGCCAAGTATTTCCGGGAATACGCTGAAAAGGCTGATGAAGAAGTCAGATCGGCCAAGGCCGGTGAGAACACAGACCTTGCTTCCTATGAAGCTGACCTTGAAAGCAATCACAGAGCCTTTCAGGACATTCAGACGGAAGCCGCAGTTATCACGGGTGTTCTGCAAGAAAAACGGATAAACCGTGAGAAGATCGCCCATGCAATCAGGGAAATTGGAAAAATTCTTTCCAACCAAATATAAAAACAACATTTTTGGAGGTAAAAAACTATGGCTATTGATTTTGACAAGATTGATCGTTCTGTTGATCTGAAGGGCCTTCAGGCTGATGTGGAGGATGCCAAGAAGAACGGCGGCGGTGATTTCCCCACCATCCCCGCTGGCAAGTATGAAGTGAAGCTGGAAAGCATGGAGATCAAAGGCACCAAGGCCGATCCCAACCGCCCCATGCTGGCCGTGTCCTTCAAAATCCTGTCCGGTGAGTTCAAGAACCAGCGCCTTTTCATGAACCGTGTCCTTTACGGCACCAAGAATGACAAGAACATGATCGCTTCTGCTATGGGCTTCCTTGAAAAGCTGGATTCCGGTGTTCCTGTCAGCTTCACCAGCTACAAGCAGTTTGCCCAGCTTGTTCTTGATGTGGCGGAAGCTATTGATGGAACTTTGGAATATGCGGTGGACTACGATGATTCCCGCTTCAATTCCATCACCGTTGAAGAAGTTTTCGAGGTTGAAAACTGACCCAAAATTTTTTACAATGATTGTAGGCAAATAGTCTACCGCAAAGCAACTGTTGTCTACTTGAAAATTCACTTTCAAGCCGGGGCGAAAGCCCCGGAATGGCCCCAAGTGAAAGCCTTCCCGTGGCGGGGCTGATAAGGCGGAAACGCTGACCGATTTCACGAAAGCTGAAAGGATGTGAGTTGATGATCTTCTATGATTTTGAGGTTTTCCGGTATGACTGGCTGGTTGTCCTGATCGACCTGAACGCCCGAAAAGAAACCGTGATTATCAACGATCCCGACAAGCTGAAACGCTTCTATGAGGAACACAAGGGTGTGATTTGGGCCGGTTACAATTCCAGGAACTATGATCAGTACATCCTGAAGGCCATTCTGTGTGGGTTTGATCCAAAGCCTGTGAATGATTGGATCATTGCAGAAAATAAACCCGGTTACAGATATTCAAGCCTGTTCAGGGAATACCCGCTGATCAATTATGATGTGATGCCGAACCCGCCAATCAGCCTGAAGGCGCTGGAAGCGTTCATGGGCCATTCCATAAAAGAAACTTCTGTTCCCTTCGACATTGACCGGCCTTTGACTGAAGCAGAGTTGGCCGAAACGGTCAAATATTGCCGCCATGATGTGGAACAGACGGTGGAAGTGTGGTTACGGCGGAAGGAAGATGAATTTGATGCCCAAATGTCACTTGTGAAGGCGTTTCACCTTCCCATTTCTGACATTGGCCGCACCAAAGCACAGCTTTCCGCCAAAATCCTTGGGGCCGTTCAAAGGGAACACAATGATGAATTTGAAATTGAGTTCCCGCCCAGCTTGCGGATCGAAAAATACACGGAAGTTTTGAATTGGTACAAGAACCCCTTGAACCGTGATTATTCCAAAACCCTTGAACTGGATGTGGCCGGGGTTCCCCATGTGTTCGCTTGGGGTGGCCTTCACGGGGCCATTCCCAAATATCACGGGGAAGGTTGGTTTGTCAATGTGGATGTGGCTTCCTATTACCCGTCTTTGATGCTGGTTTATAAGTGGCTTTCCCGCAATGTTCACGATCCTTCCAAGTATGCGGAAATCTACCACACCCGCCTGAAGCTAAAGGCGGAGAAGAACCCCATGCAACAGCCTTACAAGATTGTTCTGAACAGCACCTATGGCGCTATGAAGGATAAGCACAACGCCATGTATGATCCCCGGCAAGCCAACAATGTTTGTGTGGGCGGTCAGCTTCTTCTTCTGGATTTGATTGAACGGCTGGAAGATCATTGTGAAATCATCCAGAGCAACACGGATGGTATTTTGGTCAAACTTCGCCGGTATGAAGATTTTGAAATGCTGGACGATCTGTGTTGGGAGTGGGAGCAAAGAACCGGGATGCGCCTTGAATTTGATGAATTTCAAAAGGTGTATCAGAAGGATGTGAACAATTACATCATTGTTCCTTCCGGGCCGCTTCGTGATGAAAAAGGGAAACCCCGCTGGAAGTGCAAGGGTGCCTATGTCAAAAAGCTGTCTGATCTGGATTATGACCTTCCCATTGTCAACCGGGCCATTGTGAACTATTTCCTTCATGGGATCAGCCCGGAAACAACCATCATGGAATGTTCCAATCTTCGAGATTTTCAGAAGGTTGTGAAGGTGTCCAGCAAGTACAAATATGCCCTTTATTCCCCGGTGGTTACGGAAGCAAAGATCAGGGATGAAAAAGGCCGTTCTAAAAAAATCACCCGCTTCAGCGGCGGTGAGGTTCAGACGGATAAAACCTTCCGGGTGTTCGCTTCCAAGGATCAGAGCAAGGGCGGAATCTTCAAGGTTTCCGGGAAAATCGTCAAGGGCCGGGAAAAGAACCCTGAAAAGTTCGGAAACACCCCAGATCATTGTTTTTTCATCAATGATGATGTGACCAACCTTCCTATCCCGGATGAACTGGACAAGCAATATTACATTGATGTTGCTTGGGATCGGTTGAAAGATTTCGGGGTGGAACGATGAACAATAAAACCTTTCGGGGGGGGGGAGCGTTGAAGCATGGAACTGTTTAGGGGCTATGTGCCTACCAGAAATAAACAATGCCTTGAAAAATTCAAAGGCGTTGAAAAACTGAAAACCCGTTCAGAAGTCCAAGACCTTGATGAATACGCCGGTATTCTTGGAGAAGAAACCATCCTGATTGATGTGGACGATGCGGAAACATCTGAACTTTTGTTCAGAATTATTCAGGATTTAGAACTGAAGTGCAGAGTGTACGCCACCACACGGGGAAAACACTTCTTGTTCAAGAACTGTGGTGTTAAAAAAAGCTGGACGAAATGCACCTTGGCCGTTGGTATCACCACGGATGGAAAGGTTGGAGCCAATAACAGCTATGAAATCTTGAAGTCCGGTGGCGTGGAACGGCCCATTCTGTATGACTTCCCTGAAGGGGAGATTCAGGAACTTCCCAAGTGGCTGACCCCGGTGAAAAGCAACTATGACTTCCCCAATCTTGGGGAAGGTGATGGACGAAACCAAACCCTGTTCAATTACATTCTGACCCTTCAAAGCGACGATTTCACCAAGGAAGAAGCCCGTGAATGTATCAGGCTGATCAATCGCTATGTGCTGAAGAAGCCCCTTTCTGACAAGGAACTTGATGTTATCCTTCGGGATGATGCCTTCAAGAAAACATCCTTCTTCCGGGATAAAACCTTCCTATTTGATAAGTTCGCCACCTACCTGAAAAACAACAACCATATTGTGAAGATCAATAACCAGCTTCACATTTACAAGGATGGTATCTATGTTTCCGGTGCCGGTGAGATTGAAGGGGTCATGATCAAGCTGATCAGCAACCTGAAACGGGCGTGGCGTTCAGAAGTTCTGTCCTATCTGGAAATCATGATTGAGGAAAACACCAAGGCCACCAACCCGAATATCATTGCTTTCAGCAACGGCCTTTACAATATCCGGGATGGTTCCTTCAAAGAGTTCACCCCGGATGTGGTCATTACAAACAAAATCCCGTGGCCGTACAACCCCGCCGCCCATGATGATCTGTTGGATCATACCCTGAACCGGCTGGCCTGTGATGATCCTGAAGTCCGGGCCTTGCTGGAAGAAATGGTGGGCTATTGTATGTACCGCCGCAATGAACTTGGCAAAGCCTTCATCCTGATTGGTGATAAGAGCAACGGCAAATCCACCTTTCTTCATGTGGTGAAGAACCTTCTTGGGGATCAGAACATTGCTTCCCTTGACCTGAAGGAATTGGGCGATAGGTTCAAAACCGCTGAACTGTTCGGCAAGCTGGCGAACATCGGTGATGATATTGGTGATGAATTTATTGCCAATGCTTCCGTGTTCAAGAAACTGGTCACAGGTGATCGGGTGAATGTGGAGCGCAAAGGCCAAGATCCTTTTGAGTTCAACAATTATTCCAAGTTCCTGTTCAGCGCCAACAATATCCCCCGTATCAAGGACAAAACCGGAGCCGTTCAGCGGCGTTTGGTGATTGTTCCCTTCGATGCCAAGTTCACCCCCAATGATGCTGACTTCCGCCCGTTCATCAAGGATGAACTGTGTGAACAGGGTTCAATGGAATATCTGGCCCTGCTTGGCCTTCAGGGGTTGAAGCGGGTTCTTGGCAATGCACAGTTCACCACTTCCAGCAGAGTTCAGGGGCAGTTGGACGAATATGAAGAAAACAACAACCCCATTATTGGGTTCATCAATGAAGTGGGTGTTGACGGAATTGAAAATGAAGCCACCGATTCCGTGTATCGCCGGTATAAGGAATATTGCATTGCGAACAACTTCCAAGCCCTTTCCAAGATTGAGTTTTCCCGGCAGATCACAAAACGCTGTGGCTTCACAACGGCCCTGAAATGGATTAGAAATCGAAAAACCCGTGTGTTTGTGAAAGGCGGTGACACAGAATGAAAGTTCTTGAATTATTTGCTGGAACCCGTTCTATTGGACGGGCCTTCGCAGGGGGGGGGCATGATGTGTATTCCATCGAATGGGATGATAGTTTCCCGGATATATCGTGGTACATGGATATTTCAAAAATCACTTCCGCCGACATTTTAGAACGGTTTGGGAAGCCTGATGTTATTTGGGCTTCCCCGGATTGTACCACTTATAGCATAGCCGGTATTTCTCATCATCGGGTTCAAGAACCAAATGGAAACTTGGCCCCGGTTTCAGAATATGCCAAGTTCTGTGATACCCTGAACCGCCATGTTCTGAAACTGATTTCAGAACTTCAGCCCACATTCTGGTTCATAGAGAATCCCCGTGGCGGGATGCGAAAAATGGACTTCATGAAAGGGTTACCCCGTTACACCCTTACTTACTGCCAATACGGTGATATGAGGATGAAGCCCACGGACATTTTTACAAATCATCCAGCGCCCCGGTTCAAGCCACCGTGCCATAATGGTGATCCGTGCCATGTAGCGGCTCCACGGGGAGCGAGAACAGGCACCCAAGGGCTGAAAAATCATGTTGAACGATCCAGAATCCCGGATGGGTTATGCAACTACATTGTTCAAATCTGTGAAGATGGAATGAACTATAAAAAATTTTTTGAAAAAGCTGGTGATTGAATGGCCCACGATTATTCCAAGTTCAAGAACAAAAATATTCCCTATGCCAAGGTTGGGCGGCGGGTGTTCAATAGCCTGTTTGATGCAGAAACCTTTTGCACCGAACACAGCCTTGATGTCAATTCAGCCATTGAATACCGGGATGATTCTGAATTGAAAAATAACATTCAAACAATCGCCCAATACCAGAAGGCCATTCTTCAGGAATGTTTAGACCGGCTGAAGGCCCGTGCTGAAGCCTTGGTTCAAGAAATCAACCGGTGTAATGCTGATTTGGAAAAGTGCCACCCGCTGGATCGTGGTTTCTTGACGGATCGGCGGAATGAAGCCATTGCAAAACATACGGGTACGATGGAAGCCCGTGAGATTGTGGCCGGATTGAAAAATAATTTAGAAAGGTTGACTGGTTGGCATGATTAAAGACAGCGGTGAACGCACCGAGTTTGGAACCGGCGCTGTTCGTGATATGCACAGCGGCAAAGGCCGCATGGATTTACTTCCGTGGGAAGCCTTGATAGAGGTTTCCAAGCATTGTGAAGAAGGGGCCTTGAAGTATGGTGAACGGAACTGTGAAAAGGGTATTCCCATTCACAGCCTGATTGATTCGGCCTTCCGCCACCTTGCCAAGTACATGATGGGCATGAAGGATGAACCCCACCTTCGGGCGGCGGCTTGGAACATCCTGTTTGCCCTTTACATGGAGATCAAACACCCTGAACTTCAGGATATACCAACCAGAACCATTGGTGATCCGTGTGAAGGCTGTGCAAATATCAACCGCCCTTGGAACGATTCTGTGTGCGGCCATTGTTCCCGGCTGAATGATCAGAGATATGATGCTTACCAGAAGAAAGGATGAACACCGTGAAAATTATCAAGCCTGATGTGAAGTTTATCACCCCGATTGATGGGGCCACCATTCTGAAGCGGCTGGAACAATGTGGCCGTGTCTGCTACAAGTCCGAGGATAAGATCACGGAAGGTTCCGCTGAAAAGTTCGTTGCCGGGATCATCAAGCGTGGGCATGAAGCGGTTCTGGAACATTGTTCCTTTACGGTGAAGTTCATTTGTGATCGTGGGGTTTCTCATGAGATCGTCCGCCACCGGATGGCTTCTTACTGTCAGGAATCCACCCGCTATTGCAACTACGGCAAGGGCAAGTTCGGTGAGGAAATCACGGTGATTGAACCTTGCTTCTGGCCTGAAGGTTCTGATTTGTATTGGGCATGGAAAAACGCTTGTCTGATCTCTGAACAATGCTATTTTTCTTTGTTGAAATCAGGAGCCACCCCGCAAGAAGCCCGTTCCGTTCTGCCCAACAGCCTGAAAACGGAAGTGGTCATGACGGCCAACATTCGTGAATGGCGGCATTTCCTGAAGTTGCGCTGTTCACCCGCCGCACATCCGCAGATGCGGGAAGTGGCCTTGATTCTGTTGGACAAGGTTCATTGGCTGATTCCGGTATGCTTTGATGATATTTGGAGTGAATACCATGCCGATGTTTAAGAAGTCCGGTGGTAAAATCTTCGCCGTTCAGTTCAACAAAGCTGAAGAACGGGCCTTGGATCAGGAAATCAAGAAACAGATTGTGGAAAATGATCGGGCCTTTGACATGGACAAAGAATCATCCATCCTGTGGATGCTTCACACCCAATTTGGATTTGGCCCAAAGCGTCTGAAGCTGGCGTGGAAGCTGTTCTATGCCGAAACCTTGAAGCTACGGGAACATTACTTGATGGAACAAGCCGATGATGGGTGGTTGGCCCGTAAAAAGCTGAAGGACATTGGGTGTGACATTGAAGAATGGTACAGAGAAGAAGGAGGGAAAACCGATGCCTAAACCTTGGGAAAATGCTGAAGGGTATCACGATCCGACAGCCTACCACGGCACAAAGAACATCATCCGTGACGAGGATGAACAGCAGAAGCGGGTGAACACCCTGATTTTCGTGCTGAAGTACATCACCCGTTTGGCGGGGTTTGAACTTCTGAACCGTATTGAAATCAAAGACCGTAAGACCGGGAGGGAATACAAATGAGAAAATTGTCATTGGAGGAATGGAAAGAGGTGGCAGAAAAAATAAATTCAGCAGAGAAAGCCGTTTCCGCTATTGGATTTAATTTTCCGAAATCCATTTCAAATAAAATTGTCACGGTTTTGCACAAATTAGGAGAAATCAAGTTTGATATGCAATTTAGATGTTCGGAAATCGAATATCCTGAAATTCCTTTGAGTGAAATAGATGATATTTGGGAGGGAACTTGACTGGTTTGAACAGGTGCTTCTTCAGTAGGAGTTGGAACAGCGTGTGGAACAGATATGGAACAGATATTTTCAATACATCTGTTCCGTTCTGAACCCCCTTGATTTTCAAGATTTTTTTCCTGTTTTTGATAGCATGGAACAGATGGTACAGATGTGAATATACTTTCTTCTTATATAAGAAAAAATATATAAGATATGTGTATATAAGCAAATTGCCATTTTATCTGTACCATCTGTTCCGAACCCTTGAAAACCCTTGATTTTTCGGCATTTGTCAACGGTACAGATGTACCCTGAAACGGAACAGATTACCGCAGAAAGGATGTGTTACATAGTGAATGACAAAGACCTTTCCCAACAGGCTAAAGAATACTTTGCCCAAATCAGGAAAACGGATCGTTTGATCCATCGGCTTGATAGTACCATTGCAACCTTGCGTTCCAGCTTGACTTCTACCGGAAGCCAACTGAAGCAGGACAAGGTTCAGACTTCAGGCCCTAAGAATACCCTTGAAGAAACCATCACCAAGATCATTGACCTTGAAGCCAAGATCAATGCCCGGATTGATGAACTTGTGAGCATGAAACAGGAAGCGTTCACCATGATCAACCGGATTCCTGACCTTGATCAGCAAAATATTCTGATCGGGCGCTATATTCAGTTGAAAAAATGGGAAGATATTTCTGAAGAACTGAATTATTCTATGCAATGGGTTTTTGAACTTCACGGAAAGGGTTTACTTGCTTTTGCCAAGGCAAACAGCGACTTTCTAAACAACCGAGAAAACCAGAGTGCCACCGGTTCCAAACAGAGTAAAGAATCGGTAGAATAGTAAATAAGAAATTGCGCCTACGGGAAACCGGGGCGCTTTTTCTATGCCTGATGAAAGGGGTGAATACCTGTGACACCAAGACAGCGGAAGTTCTGTGATGAATACCTGATCAGCGGCAATGCTACGGATGCGGCAATCAAGGCGGGGTATTCGCCCAAGACCGCAAAGCAGACGGGTTCTGAAAACCTTGCAAAACCTGACTTGAAAGCGTACATCGAAACCGAACTTGAAAAACTTCATTCGGCCAAGATCGCTGATGCTGAAGAAGTCATGAAATACCTGACTTCGGTGATGCGGGGTGAACATACTGAAGAAATCCCCATCCTGTGTGGTGACGGTTGCCAAGAGTTGACGCAGAAAGAGGTTGGAGCCAAGGAAAGGCTGAAGGCCGCTGAACTGATCGGCAAGCGTTATGGTATGTTCACGGACAAGGTAGGTGTGGAAGGGGCCGTTCCGGTGATTATCACGGGGGATGATCAACTTGAAGATTAGCCCACAGGCCAAGCGGGTTCACCTTCCTGAAGTGGTTGGCAAGGGTTACGGAACCTTCTGGAACTTCAAAGGCCGTTACCGGGTGTGTAAGGGAAGCCGTGCTTCCAAGAAATCCAAAACAACGGCCCTGAACATCATCAAACGGATGATGCAATACCCGGAAGCCAATACCCTTGTGGTTCGCAAGGTGTTCAGAACCTTGAAAGATTCCTGTTTCACCGAACTGAAATGGGCAATCAACCGCCTTGGGGTTTCAGCCTATTGGGAAATCAAAGAAAGCCCCCTTGAAATGACCTACCTTCCCACCGGTCAGAAGATTTACTTCCGGGGCCTTGATGATCCCCTGAAAGTTACTTCAATTACGGTTGAAATAGGGTTTCTGTGCTGGTGCTGGATTGAAGAAGCATACGAAATCATGAATGAAGCTGATTTTGATATGCTGGATGAATCCATCCGTGGTGCTATCCCGGAAGAAACCGGCCTGTTCAAGCAAATCACGCTGACATTCAACCCGTGGAACGAAAAGCATTGGATCAGGAAACGCTTCTTCGGGGAGATCACCGGCAAGGATGCCCAAGGGAACCCCACATACAAGTTCCATGATAGCTGGATCAGCCCGGATGGGCAGATTTACGCCACAACCACCAATTACCTGTGTAATGAATGGCTGGACACGGCGGATTTGAAGGTGTTCAACACCATGAAGGAAAACAACCCCCGCCGCTACAAGGTGGCTGGCCTTGGGGGTTGGGGCATTGTGGATGGCCTGATTTTCGATAATTGGCGGGAAGAAGCCTTTGATTATCTGGCTATTTCCAAAAAGCCTGATGTGAAAAGCGCCTTCGGCCTTGACTTCGGTTATACCAACGATCCCACAGCCCTGTTCTGTGGGCTGGTGAGTGAGAAGGAAAGAACCATTTGGGTGTTTGATGAACTGTATGAAAAGGCCCTGACGAACCGGGCAATCTGTGACCGGATCACCGGCATGGGTTACGGCAAGGAACGGATCAAGGCCGATTGTGCCGAACCAAAGAGCATTGATGAATTGCGGGATGCTGGCCTTCATCGTATCAGAGCCGCCCGGAAGGGCAAGGACAGCGTGAATAACGGAATCCAGTACATTCAGGGTTACACCATCATTGTTCATCCCCGATGCGTGAACTTCATCACAGAGATTTCAAACTACACATGGGCAGAAGATAAGTTCGGGGCCAAGATCAATGTTCCCATTGATGATTTCAACCACCTTATGGACGCTATGCGTTACGGGCTGGAAGATATGTTGGTTGGCCCCGCCTTCAGCTTCGACTAATAACATGATAGTAACAAAACACACGAAAAACACACGGTTTCCGTGTGTTTGCGTTTATTAAGCAATGAAGAAAGGCGGTGAAAGCCCGTGTTTGAACAGAAGTATATTCTGAACAAGATTGAACAATGGGCTGAACGCCTTCCATATAAAACCTTGAAGATTGAAGTGGAACTTCCCAATCAGTCTTTGATTTTAGAGAAAACCCGAAACAGGCCGGTGGGTTTTGCCCCCCCCCGATGGTGAAAGGAAAGGGTGATTGAATATGTTTCTGGATAACGCTATGGAGCGTATCAACCGCCTGATCCTTCAGGGTGGGCGAAACGGCATGACTGAACTTCAGTTTTACGCCGCTGAAATCCGTGAATGGAAGAACAGCCTGAAGCGCATGGATCAGATCAAAGGCGCTGACTACTATGAAGGCCGTCATGACATTCTGAACCGGAAGCGCACAATCATTGGTGCTGATGGCAAACTTCAGGAAGTGGACAATCTTCCGAACAACCGCCTGATTGATAACCAATATGCCCTGATGGTGGATCAGAAAACCAACTACCTTGTGGGCAAGCCCTTCACGGTGAACTGTCAGAACAAAGCCTATGCGGACGCTTTGAACAATGTGTTCAATAAGCGGTTCCATCGGCTTCTGAAGTATGTTTGTGAAGATGCCTTGAATGGTGGCCTTGGCTGGTTGTTCCCGTTCTATGACAAAAAGGGCAATCTGGCCTTCAAACATTTCCCGGCCTATGAAGTTCTTCCGTTTTGGGCTGACGATGATCACACCATCCTTGATTCTGCTATCCGTCTTTACCCGCAGGAAGTGTGGGATGGATATACCAAGAAAATCATTGAACGGGTTGAACTGTTCAAGACCGATGGCCTTTACCGGTATATCTATGATGGAAGCGAACTGAAGCCTGATGTGGAAGCCGGGGAACATGAAAGCTACTTCACCATTGAGGAAGAAGGCAAGGAACCCACCGAATTGAATTGGGAACGGATTCCCCTGATTCCGTTCAAGTATAACAAACAGGAAATCCCCCTGATTCGCCGTGTGAAAACCCTTCAGGACGGAATCAACACCATGATTTCCGACTTTGAAAACAATATGCAAGAGGACGCACGGAACACCATCCTGATCCTGAAGAATTACGATGGTGAAAATCTTGGTGAGTTCCGCCGCAACCTTGCCACCTTCGGAGCCGTGAAGGTTCGTGATGATGGTGATGTTACCACCCTGACGGTGGAAGTCAGTTCCGAGAACTACAAGGCCATTTTGGATGTGTTCAAGAAAGCCCTGATTGAAAATGCCCGTGGCTACGATGCCAAAGATGATCGCCTGTCCGGGAATCCCAATCAGATGAACATTCAATCCATGTATTCTGACATTGACCTTGACGCAAACGGCATGGAAACCGAGTTCCAAGCGGCCTTTGAAGAACTGTTGTGGTTCATCAACAACCACTTCAGCAACACCGGCGTTGGAGATTTCACGGATGATGTGGTGATTGTGTTCAACAGGGATATTCTGATCAATGAATCGGAATCCATTGAAAACTGTTCCAAGTCCGTTGGTATTCTGTCCAATGAAACCATTGTGGAACAGCACCCGTGGGTTACGGATGTTGAAGCAGAAATGGCCCGGTTGCAGAAGGAAAAGGAAGAAGCTATGGCACAGGCACAGGAATACGCCGGGGCCTTCCAGACCGGCAACCAGAACAAAGGTGACAATGGCGAGGGTGAATAACCCCCGCCGTTTCACAATATATGCCGGGGCAGACCTTGAGTGTGGCGGGGTGCTATTACTCCTACCCGCCAAAGGGTGAAATTCCCTTCCCCGGCCCATCATGGCCCGTTAGTCAAGCGGTTAAGACACCGCCCTTTCACGGCGGTAACGCCGGTTCGATCCCGGCACGGGCTACCATGCTTCCCTGTTGGACTTGGCTGAAAATGCTTGCGGGGCCTTCAGCCCTGATGGGGAAGTCTTATTTGCTGAAGTGGATGGAATAGGCAGACACGGCGGATTCAAAATCCGTTGCCGCAAGGCGTGTGGGTTCAAATCCCACCTTCAGCACCATTTTTCAGGATTGGAGGAACGGCCCATGAGAAATGCGGATTATTGGCGTGGGCGGTTTTCCATCTTGGAGGACAGCGCCCACAGAGAAGCCCAAAAGACCATTCAGGACATGGAAGAACTGTATCTGGATGCACAGCGTTCCGTTCAGAAGGAAATTGAAAGCTGGTATGCCCGTTTTGCGGTGAACAACCAAATCAGCCTGACCGATGCCCGGAAATGGCTGACCGCTGGACAGCTTGAAGAATTTCATTGGAGCGTTGAACAGTATATCAAGATCGGTGAACAGGCCGGGTTGGATGCGGCATGGCTGAAGAAGCTGGAAAATGCGTCTGCCCGGTTCCACATTTCCCGCCTTGAAGCTGTTCAGACAGGTATTCAGCAACAGCTTGAATTGCTGTACGGCAATCAGGTTGATAGTCTGGATGCCCTATTGAAGAAGGTTGTGGGCAATGGCTATACCCACACGGCTTTTGAGGTTCAGAAGGGTGTGGGCCTTGGTTGGGATATTACCGGGCTGGATCAGAAGAAACTTGAAACCTTGCTTTCAAAGCCTTGGACAACGGACGGGCGAACCTTCCGGGATCGCTGTTGGCTGAACAAGAATGAT